ACTATTGCTGATTGTATTCTTCCTGATCGTTTGAAGAAGCCATTTCAGGAATATGTAGAGAAGCAAGAGATTCCAAATCTTATGTTGACTGGTTCTGCTGGTGTTGGTAAGACAACCGTAGCGAAAGCCATGTGTGATGAGATTGGTATCAATCATCTGTATATCAATGCCTCTGAAAATCGTGGTATTGATATGCTGCGAACTACCATTCGTGGTTATGCATCCACTGTGTCTCTGACTGGTGGTAAAAAGGTTATCATCCTAGATGAGGCTGACTATATGACTCCAGATGCCCAAGCCGCAATGCGTGGTGCTATCGAAGAGTTTTCTGCTAACTGTACATTCATCTTTACTTGTAACTTCAAGTCCAAGTTGATTGATGCTCTTCACTCTCGTTGCTCTGTCATTGACTTTGCATTGAAGAATGATGAGAAGTCTAAGATGGCCATGCAGTTGATGAAGCGCATGGAAAATGTACTAACACTGGAAGGTATTACTTATGATAAGGCGGTTCTTGCGAAGATTATCGAAAAGTACTTCCCTGACTATCGCCGTACTCTTAATGAGCTACAGCGGTATAGTTCTTCTGGCACTTTGGATGCAGGCATCGTTGCACAACTCTCAGATGTTCGCAAAATTTCCGAGCTGGTTAAGTTTCTAAAGGAGAAGAACTTTGGTGATATGCGAAAGTGGTGTGTAGCCAATTCTGATATTGAGCCTGCACGTATCTATCGCAAGGTCTATGATAGTTTGTACGAGTACTTCAAGCCAGAGGCCATTCCTCAGGCCGTGGTAATCATCTCAAAGTACCAGTATCAAGCTGCGTTTGTAGCCGATCAAGAAATCAATCTAGTCGCATGTTTAACTGAATTAATGGTGGATTGTGAATATGTCTAAGTCTAATAAATTGAGAAAAACTCAGGAACAATTTGGCGGTGGAAGATCAATGTTTAATGATGCGGCAAAGTGTCATGAGACGAATGTTTTAGATACTGCATATGAAGTACTTCATGAATTAAATAAAAAGTATAATGATTGTTTTATTCTTGAGACAAAGCTTTCTAAGAAAGATATTGCACAGTCTCTTGGATTCAAGAATTATAAGAGTCAAGGTAGAGATTCTTTCGTGAAACCTGATGGCGGTATCATCTATTACGTAAAAAATAATAAAAAGTATCCTGTTTTAATTACTGAAGCAAAAAAACAAGGTACGAATGATATACGTGCCACTGAAGGTAAAGCAAAACAAGGCAAAGGCAATGCGATTGAAAGAGCGTATAAGAACTATAAAGAGTTAGAATTGTACTGCAAAAACTTACCTGTTTTTCCTTATGTTATCTTCGCATATGGTTGCGACTTTGAAGATGGCTCTTCTATTAATGATAGACTTGATGCTATGACCGAATATCTTCCAAGAAATAAAATCTATACAGGAACAAAACATAAGATCGTTAATCTTTTTGTTAGAGCAAACTCTTTTACAAAAGATGAAATATATAATATCATGCTTAAGGTTGCCCAGAAATCTTTTAAGGAGTTAAAAAACGTATGACAAAGAAAAAGGGAAAGAACTTTAGCACGAACAATACTGGAAAACGCAAAAAGTCCGATTTTTATGAAACTCCATATTCCTTAACAAGACATTTGTTGAATGTGGAAAATTTTGATTTCAGCAAGATTGTGTGTGAACCAGCTTGTGGCGATGGCGCAATAGTTTGTGTTCTAAAGGAAAAATGGCAGTCAAATAATATAGTAGCTTATGATGCCGAAGTAAACTTCCTCAAAGATACTAAACAATACGATTATATCATTACAAATCCTCCTTTCTCTTTAGCATTTGAATTTTTACAGCAATCTAAAAAATTAGCAAAGAATAAGTTTGCTCTCCTTCTACCGCTATCATACTTGCATGGTAAAAAGAGATATGATATGATATATACAGATACAGATTATCCTCTAAAAAAGGTATACGTGTTTACGCGATATCCTATGTTGGGCGAAAAACTCAGAGAAGACGGTAAGTATAATACTGGAATGATGGTATATGCTTGGTATATCTTTGAAAAGGAATACGACGGTAATCCAATTATAGACTGGATTGACAACAACAATGACGTTCTCTCTAAAAAGGATATGTGATGACTGACCTTTTCAAAGACATTATACCTTCTATCCAACAGACTAAGAAGGTAGTTATCACCTCTGAGAACGAGCGGGACTATGTCCCGTTCGTCGTTAACCGTTCCATATCCTTCCACCTGGATATGGTAATGGCAGCAAACCAGATGAATATGAACCCCTCGGCTGACAATATCCTACAATATCACTATCTGCTAAATACAGTAAGAGCCTATAAAAGGCCTTTCCAGAAATGGCAAAAGCGTGATATTGTAGAGAATTTGGAAGCGGTGAAAGAATATTACAATTATTCCAACGAGAAGGCTAAAGAGGCCTTGTCCTTATTGTCTGACACGCAGATACAAGAGATTAAGAAGTATTTAAATAAAGGTGGTTTGAATGTTAGACATAAACGAACTAGTGGAGGTAACGCTACCTAACCCAGATAATTTTTTAAAGGTTCGTGAGACGCTATCGCGTATTGGAGTGGCCTCAAAGAAAGATAAAACGCTGTACCAGTCCTGTCACATACTACACAAGCAGGGTAGATATTACATCGTTCATTTTAAGCAATTATTTTTATTAGACGGGAAGCAGTCAGACTTCGTAGAAGATGACCGCGCCCGTCTTAATACTATTGCCAACCTACTGTCCGAATGGGAGCTGGTAAGTCTGGTAGATGAAAGCAAGAGTGCTGAACCTGTAGCACCTCTATCCCAAATCAAGATTATTTCTCATAAAGAAAAGACTGATTGGAATCTTGTGGCTAAATACAATATAGGTAAAAAGCGCAAGGAAGAATAACTATGGCCAGTAATACAACATTTAAACTATTTGCAGATAAGATGGGCGGCACAAAAGCCAATGTTTACATTGGCACGCCTGGCGAAATGTTTTATGATATAGATGGAGAAACAGCAATTCGGTTATCAGACGGATCAACTCCAGGCGGTATACCATTTGGTATTGTTTCGACTAGAGTTTCTTATAATCCACAATTCACTACTGCTAATAACGAAACTCTCAATGGAACAGTGGCTACTGGAACTTATGTTAAGCAGGGTCATATATGCCACTTTAGAGTTAACGTAGATTTTGCTAACACTACGAACTTTGGAAATACATCGCAATATCAAGTTACTTTACCTTTTCCTACAGAAGCAACAATAACGATTCGTGGCGGAACACTACATCAAAAACAAAATACAGCCAACGTAGCACTATATCATATTGCAGGTATTACTGACATAGCATATAGTAATACAGTAATGAAATTATACTATACAGGATCAACTACAGATTTGGCTTGGAAAAATAGTACGCCAGTAGGAGCAACATCAAACACATCACATTTTGATATCAGTGGTGCTTATGAAGTTGATGCCTCAGTATCTATATTATAAACTTAATAACAACGGAGTACATTATGCATAGATTGAACGTATATAAGACAAATCCAAATATTGTAATGCCAAGATTTGGAACCAAGCAAGCTGCCTGTTTTGATATTTCATTTCAAGCGGAAGGCAAATCAACATACAGTGGATACAATTCTTTTAATGCGCCATTCACAAGAGCTTTGACCAGTTCTGGCGCGATTCGTATTATGCCAGGTGATCGTATCCTTGTTCCCACTGGATTGATCTTCGATATTCCAGAGGGCTATTCAGTTCGTATTCATCCACGCTCAGGGATATCTTATAAGCAGGGACTTATTCTTGCTAATCTTGAGGCTGTAATCGATTCGGATTATATCCAGGAAACTTTTATTCTACTCACTAATCGTTCCGAAGTGGATCAGACAATAAATAATGGTGATAGAATTGCACAGGCCGAACTTGTAAAGAAGGAAGAATATGTGCTTTGGGAAATTATGGAAGCGCCAACGCAAAAGACTGATCGAATCGGTGGTCTTGGCTCAACTGGCGTTGCTGTATTTGCACCAGAAGACATAAAGTTTGAACCAGTTGTTCTTAACGAAGAAGTTCAACCAGAAGTCAAGCGCGGTAGAGGAAGACCAAGAAAGGTAGCATAGTGCCAGGAGCCCATAGAGATACAGACAAAAGATTTTGCGGTGCCAAAACAAATGTAACAGGACAAGATAAGGTTCTTGTTAACGGATTGTTATGGGCTGTTGAAGGCGATAAAAACGATCATTGTAATCAAGGTGCTTTATCTGCTGTATATGGATCAAAGTGTATTGAGATATCTGGAAAAAAGATCATATGTGCGATGGGAGATGCTGCCGCTGGAGATCTTGAGGATTGTATTTATGAACATCCGGCAGGATCTACTAATCCACTAGGACACTCATACCAGGTTCTTGTCTATGGTGGAGCAGCTGGTGGTGGTAAATGAATTGGAACTTCAATGAGACCGTAAGATCAGGTAATACTACAGCAAGAGTAAAGAACTTTTATCCTGATACTGGCTTAGTAGTTCTTTATGATATATACGGTCCTGTATTTGAAGTGGGCGATGTTATTATCGGTGATGAATCAGGAACAGAATTGACTGTTTCTGAGTTTAATATTTCTTACGATTACGATATGTATTATGAACCTACATATTGGGAAGTGATATTACCGATTGTTATATATGATGGAAATGGAAAAATCGTGGCAGAAGACTATCACTTCACTGGTCTACCTAGCCAAGATTATCAAACAACACATTTGGTGGTAGAAGATTAATGGCAGTACCTTTATCTAATTTAGGCGCAACATGGATAACATCATCCGTATCTGTAAACAACGCCATAAGAATGAGTGTCAACGATGCTACCTCATCCGCAAACTCAACTCTTTTAAAGTTTGATGTAAATTCCAATACAAAGTTTGTAGTATACAAATCAGGTGATCTTCGTGTTGGTAATACAGCGATGAGAAATCCTGCTGCTATTATCGAAGCATGGTCAAAGAACCAGGGTATTCTATTCCCTCGTCTAACAACTACCCAAAGAGAAAGTATTCAAGCTCCGCCAGATGGTCTTGTTATATACAATGAAGAAACAGACTTCCTACAGATTCGCCGTGCTGGCGTTTGGGTAAATGTTGGTGATGTTGGTCTACCTGGCGCTCTTCCATCAATCGCAAAAACGATATATGTTGCTACATCAGGCAGTGACACAGCAAATGATGGTACAAGTGAATATGCTCCTTTCGCAACAATAGAAAAAGCAGTTGCGATTGCTACTGCGAGAAACGAACTAACAATCATTAAAGTAGGTCCCGGCACCTATGAAACAGAAGGTCATATAGACCTTCCTGATAATTGTATTCTTCAAGGTGTTCATAGAGCGGTGTTCATCCGCCCTAAGGTTGGTTTTGAGGAAAAAAATGTATTCCGTATGGGATCAGGCTGTTTCATCGAAGGTTTCATTATTGAAAATTTTAGACTTGATAGTCTGACAAATCCAACAGAAGGATTCGCATTCAGTTTTAGACCAGGTGCAATCATCACGCGCGTACCATACGCGCACAAGTGCGCTGTTCGTGTCCCACAACCAGACGGCTTTACAGGTGCTTCTTTAGATGCGGCAAATTCCAATCCTCAATATGCACGAGGTGCCGGTGTTTGTCTTGCAGATGGTCTTGTTTGTTCTAAGTATTCAATTTTTCCTAATATTATGACATGGGGTGCTACTCCTGTGTCTTATAATGGCATTGGCTACTGTGCAAAGAATGGTGGTCTAATCAACGCTGTTAACGCTATCTCTATGTGGGCACACAAGCACTTCTTAGCTATGAGTGGTGGTCAAATCATTCTCAGTTCATGTTCTACACAGTTTGGTGATTATTCACTAGTTGCTGATGGATCAAGAA